CGGCTACTTGATAGTGACGAGGTGGCGGGTGCGCAGCGCATTGCCCTAGCCCGGCGCGTGGAAGAGCAGCAGATCGAGATAATCCGCCGCCGCTATGCAGCCGAACGGGCACTAGCCCAAACGGCACTTAAGGATAACGAGGTAGCACTTGCAGATAGGCTAAAGCAATTGGCGCTAAAGGAGGCCGCGGAAATAGCCAGCATCGACACTGTGGCCAAGGCGCAAGAGGCCGATGCTGCAAAGACCGCTGAAATCCGGAAGGCCCAATTGGATGCTGGGATAGGCGCGGCCCAGCAGCTGGCAGACCAGATAACTGCTATCCTCGACGCGGTTAATGCCCAGCGTATAGAGTCTTTGGATTCCCAAATAGAGGTAAGCACGGAGCGGCTGGCACTATTTGACGAGCGAGTGGCTGAAAGTCAAGATCGGATAGCGGAGTTGGAGGCTAACCTGCTGGATAGCAACGCCGCACAAAGCGATCAGATAAAGGCAAATCTGCTGGCAGAACAGGATCAGGTAGCCGCCTTGCAAGCGGCACGCGAAGAAGAGGCGGCTGTAACGGCTAAACTGGAACGCGATAAGCTGAACCTGCAACGCAAGGCGGCAAACCAGAAAAAAGCATTCGACGCATTCGGCGTGGTAACCAGCACGGCTCAGGCAATTATGGGTGCACTTGCCCAAACAGCCCTGCTAACGCCAATCGGCGCGGGCATCCTAGCGGCAGCTTACGGTGCAGTGGGTGCCGCACAGTTGGCAACTGTATTGACCGCTAGCCCCGGGTTTGCTGAGGGCGGGTATACTGGGGACGGCGGCAAATTTGAGCCTGCTGGCATTGTGCACCGGGGTGAATATGTAGCCCCCCAGCAGGTAGTGCGCCACCCAGAGGCCCGCCCGCTGATCGGCAGGCTAGAACAATTGCGGGTACGCGGTTATGAGCAGGGAGGTATGGTGGGCGGGGCCGCGGTTGGCGGTGTAAGCAGCGCAATAACCAACGTGCAACAGCAAGTAGCGCAAACAATAGTTGTGGATGTGCGTAGTGTTGTAGACAAATCCGCCGAAAACGCGACTGCTGAAGCCCTTGCCACTCTATAGTTAGTATAAAATTTGTATTTTAGCGTAAATTAATTATAGGGATGGAACCGGAAAAGCTAGACGATAGCCTGCCAATCTACTATATGACCGCCGAGGACATTAGCATGGGCACCTTTGCGGTTAGCCTTGTAGACGAACCCGCCATACAGGAGAGCTTTATCGCCCTATCGGCGCACGGGGAGCGTAACGAGTTGATGATGGCAGCGGCTAACGCTGAAAAGCGCATTGTAACCGGCCCTGTTTTGATCCCAAACAAGGCGATTTACCGCGAGCTGAAGAAGCAGGGGTACTACATTTTGTTTAGTGAAGAGGTAGTTGAGGCAAGCCGCAACAAATTTGCGCGGGATCACGGCAACATGGCCCTCACGCACCAGCACCTGGTGGATATGAACGGGCGTGCGTACGTAGTTGAGCAGTGGATAATCGAAGATCCAGAGCGTGACAAGGCAGTTGCACTTGGCCTAACGGGCTTACCTAAGGGTACATGGATGATGAGCGTACGGGTAGAAGACCCTGAGTATTGGCAGAAGGAGGTAAAAGGCAATAAAGTTACCGGCTTCAGCATCGAGGGCTTTTACGGGCACGCGATAGCAGAGGCAGACAAACAAATAAAGGCAAGCCGCAAACAGCGCAGCAACCCCGTTGCCGCCCTGCTGCGCAAAGCCGCTGATTTACTAGAGGGCGCAAAGCCCGAGCCTATACAAAAAATTGAGCTTATGGAGGTTTTTGTAACAGTCGGGGAGGAGACGGTAGCCGTTATGTTCCCCGAGACCGAGCCTTTTGAGCTGCCCGCTATTGACGCGGACGGCAAGGAAGGCAAGGTTGTATTTATGCCAACGGCTGCGGCCGGTGACGATGGTGAAGACGGAATGGATGGTGAAACCGAAATGCGTGCCCAAAGGGTGAGCACTAGTAGGGTAGACCCTGCCATTGCCGATGCAGCCAAAGAGTTTAGCGTGTTGCTCGCCGAAGAGGTTAGCCGCCGTGTGAGCCCTTTGGAACAACAGCTGAAGGTGCTACAGGCGAAGCTAAACGCAAAGGGAGCCCCCGGCCTGCCTGCACCTGTGCAGGATCGGAATAAGACTGTAGAGCTGACAATAGAGCAGAGAGCCGCGGCTGCTTATGACCGCGTGAAAGAAAGACTTAACCAAAACACCGTAAAAAATGGCAGGTAGCTATAATAACGGCGGCAATGCCTATGATGGCTTGTCGCTACTCGACAAGGTAATTATAGACGTATTTACAAATGCGTATGTAACCAACCGAGAGTTGAGCTTATTCAATTTTGTAAGTGGGCAAAAGAGCAAGTTCTATTACAACGACGTGTCCCTTACCGGCGGGCTTACTGTCTTTTCTGATAATCTGACAGATAATGGAACGTTTAGCAGTGTTCAAAAGCAAGGCGATATGATTGATCTGGCATTCCCGGTGAAGATATCAAACGACATGCTAAAAGGAACTGTTTACGAAAACCGCTATGCCCCCGGAGTGCCTCAGCGTTTTGAGGATCAGGCCGAACACCTATCTGCATTATCGCAGCTAATGGCAGGCCGAGTAGGTCGCCAGCTCGATCAGATTGCAATCCTGGGCGACACCACAGTGGCAACACCATGGGGGGTAGGCAACTATGCTATGAACGGCCTAGTTAAACTATTCAGCGCAACCGTTGGCAGCGACGTAACCGTAAAACCCACGCCCGCAGTTGGCGGTATCACTGCCGCAAACTTTGGCGCGGAGCTAGACAAGATGATCGAAGCCGCAGACGCAGACGAAAACCTTCGCTACCTGACTCAGGATCGCGATCCTGCTAAGCGCGGACGTTTTTATGTGGCGTTCGACGTGTTCCGCAAAGGCGAAGCTTGGCTGCGTAATAGCGGGCAGTACTTCTTTAGCCCCAGCGAGTCGGTGTATCTAAACGGGCAACCCGTTATTTACCGCTATGGGCACTACGAAGTTGTGCTTATGGAGCACTTCCCTGCCGGTACGGTGGCATTCACGTCCACGATGAACATTACCTTTGCGTATGACCGTGAAGACGACATCCGTACACTGCGAATCCAGAACCTGAACGACGAAACCAACCCGTCGGACATCTTCCAGAACTATACCAAGTTCCTGCTACGGTTCCGCTTTGGCATGGCTGTCCACCGTCTTAGCGAGGTTGTTTGGTACGACCCTTCTTAACCAATTAAGCACTTAAGTTATGGCATGCAAAGTATGTAACATATCGACTGGGTTTGCCCGAAATTGCGACCTCCGCGTAAGCGGGGGTAGCAAATCGGTTACCTATTTCATCGAATCGGAGAGCGTAACCGCCTATACGTTTAACGGTACTAACTCCGAAATACTGGACAGCGTAACGCTGGCAGCGGGAAAGAGTTGGTACACGATTGAGGCGTTCGAAAACACGGTTCAGCCAATAAGCGCGTTTGAGCAAGGGAATAGTTTCACGACCGAAACGATCACCATGACTATTCCGCGCTACAGCGACAACCCTAACCTGCGCATTGCGGCGGCTGAGCATAAGCGGTTTTTGGATCAAATCAAAAACAGCGATTGTGGCTGGCTAATGGCAGTAGCGGATAGGGCGGGCGTGTACCGGCTTTACGGCTTTACGGCAAGTAGCCAAAACAGCGATGGCCTGTACGGAGCGTTTAGCGACGACCCGGGGCTGGCAGTAGGGGATCAGGCAGGGACGGCACTAACGTTCACTTCCCAAAGCGCACTGAGTCCCGTGCCCCTTGCGGCTAGCTTTGTATTCGCTTAGTTAGCCAAGCTAGTTAATAACGACCCCCGGGAAACCCTCGGGGGTTTTTTGTTTTTGCGTATCTTGGCACTATGCTATACGCCACCACCGGGCAAGTGAATATTCTACGCGTGCCGATTAGTAGCGCACCAGAGAGCGAGGGTGTAGCGTGGGCGGTAACGCTTAGTCCGCGCAGCGCATACCGTAACCATACGCGCACAGTGGGCACGGATATCACCGACGGGCGGGTATACCGGGAGTTTGAGCTGGAACTTGCACGCAGTGAAGCCGCTGAAGATATAGGCGGCGGTGTGGCTTGGCTTGTTCCCGGGTGGCAATACGACCTTGTACTCAGAGCTGACGGCGTGGAATATTGGAGAGATATATTAGTAGTGGTGGCGGCCTCTGAAGAACCGGCCCCCGTGCCCGTTGCTCCCACCCCACAAACTAGCGTAGGCTGTGCCACCCTTGCCTTTACAGTGGGGGCAGCACCGAGCGGTTACGAAGTGCAATGGAGCGAAGATGGTTTTGCAACCGTAGCGGGAACAGGGGTGGCGTACAGCAGGCTTTTTGGTACAGTAGGGAATATTACGATATCCATTCGACATATCGACGTGTTCAGCAACGTGAGCGAAGTAGTGCAGACCACCGCCACCGTAACTATGCCCGCAGCCCCAGCGGCTCCTGCTGCGCAAAGCCGCGTGGGTTGCGGTGCGCTTACCTTCAGCGTGGATACGCCGCCCGCTGGCTTTACGGCCCAGTGGAGCCGGGATAACTTCGCCACTATAGCCGCAACTGGTGCTACTTATGATAGCCTATATAACACTATCGGCCAGACTAATGTTGCTGTACGCTACATAGATGCCTGCGGAAATTCCACGCCTACCTCGAGCACCACGGTTACGATTGCCCTACCATCGGAGCCGACTGGCGGGATACTTCCCCCCGTGGTGCCCCAAGGCGTGGCTAGTACCCTTGCTTTTAGTGGCAGCATCCCGGCGGGCTTTACGCTGGAATGGAGCCTAGACAACTTCGCCACCGTAGCGGGCACTGGCACTAGCTTTACCAGTATATTCTTGCTATCCAGCAGCCCCTACACGATAAGCTTGCGCTACGTGGACGCGTGCGGAAACGCCGGGGCAATAGCACAGGTGCCGCTAGAGGTGTTCAACTTTGGTAACGCGCTCTTTTTTGATAGCGTAAACGACGTTTGGCACGCCGTACACAACGCTTTTACCGACATTGGCGGCGGAGATTTTGCAATAAACGTATGGCTAAAACAGGGCACATCTCTAACCAATGCGCCTATTGTGCACAAGTATGATAACACCACAGGTTCACTAGCTGGGTGGCAATTGGTGACGCATATTGTGGGTGCAAATAGCCCACCTAGTAAAATTTTGTCGCTGCAAGACGGAAAAATTCTACTAGGTGGAGCGTTCACTATCTACAATGAGCGTACCTGCGGGCGTATAGCCCTACTTAATCCGGATGCCTCTGCAAATAATTCATTTAACACCGAAATCGGGGCAAATAACAACCTGCTAGATTTTGATGTTCAGGGTGACGGCAAGGTTTTGATAGCCGGCTCTTTTACCACGTACAACAGTACGGCCCGTAACCGCATTGCCCGCTTGAATGCCGACGGCAGCCTAGATACTACCTTTAACATAGGCACAGGCTTTGGCTCGCAAGTGGAGTCATTAAAGCTTCAAGCAGATGGGAAGGTAATTGCAGCTGGCGGATTTACCACATACAACAGTACGGCCCGTAACCGCATTGCCCGCTTGAATGCCGACGGCAGCCTAGATACTACTTTTAATATAGGCACAGGGGCAAACCTGACTATTAACACCATAGCCATTCAGCCCGATGGCAAGGTGCTGATCGGTGGATTCTTTACCACATACAACAGTACGGCCCGTAACCGCATTGCCCGCTTGAATGCCGACGGCAGCCTAGATACTACCTTTAACATAGGCACAGGGGCAAACGGCAGCGTTTTTGATGTGTCGATTCAGACAGATGGGAAGGTTTTGATAGCGGGGGACTTTTCTACATACAACGGCGTAAGCGCGAATCGCATTGCCCGCTTGAATGCAAACGGCAGCCTAGATACTACCTTTAACATAGGCACAGGGGCAAACGGCAGCGTTATTGATGTGTCGATTCAGACAGATGGGAAGGTTTTGATAGCCGGCTCTTTTACCACGTACAACAGTACGGCCCGTAACCGCATTGCCCGCTTGAATGCCGACGGCAGCCTAGATACTACTTTTAATGATAACGCGGGTCTAAGCTTTATTTTTGCTGATTCTTCCAACACCTTTTCTGCCATAAATATAGGTGGCCCGCCGATAACATCTAATCAGTGGAATATGCTAACGATAAGTCGTGCGGCTGGTGTACTAAGTCTGTACGTTAACGGAGGAAAGCTTCGACCGGATGTGCCGCTAGTTATGTCGATGGCCACTACCCAGCCCCTCTTATTGGGCGGTAACGTTTCCCCTACGCCTATTGCGGTGTTAAACGGGCAGTTAAATGAGTATACGCACTACAACCGTGGCCTTACGTCAGCAGAAATAACGGAAATGTACAAGTTTGGCCTAGGCATGAAGCCTTGGGGGAGCCTACTAGCAGGCTTGCGCGTGCGCTACAGCTTTGACGCGCTGGCCTCAACCGCTTATCCTAGCCCAACCATTGCCGACCAAAGCGGCAACGGCAATACCCTTACCGGTTTTAATATCGCTTCAAACCCGCTTGTCGCGCATTAAAAAGCAATTTATCCCTTATTAATATGTACGCTTTTATTCCTCTCGACCGAGCAATTGAGTTGCCAAACCATAACGGCTACATTGTGCGTATTCCGCAGTACTTAGCTGGATTTGCCCCCGACCTGCTGGATAGCAACGGACTTGGCATCCCTAACGTGCTGGAGCTGGAGGAGCCCGAAATGACCGAAGCCCAGAAAGCGGATGTCATCGAACTGGGCGGGCAGTGGTTTGAAAATGCGGAAACCTACTTGGCTTATAAGCAACAGTTAGTATAGCCCATTATTGAACGGTTGTGGGTTGAAGGCTAGCCTTACTAACGTGCCATCCCATTGTAAATGCGCTACCCGGCTAGAAGAGGCACGCTGGGTAGCGGACGTTCTTAAAATATGCCTAACGCATTAAGCGCAAAAGCAATAGTATGCCAGCCAGCCCCGCTACTATCCACACCCAAACAGGCACGTGGAATGGCGGAGCTTGTTTTGTCAAGGTAACCACCCTATCTTTCCCCTCTATATACACCGTATCTGGCAGGCATTCGGCCCGCACGTACAACAGGCTATCCCGCTTCACTATGCGTACCCGCACCCGCCCACTATCGATCCGCACCGTATCCCATAAAAGGTGCTCATGGATGAGTGTATCTGTGCGCTGATACGCCACATAGTGGGTATCCACCCGCTGCACATAGTGGGTATCAGCCTCCGCGTTTGGGCACCGCGCCAATACCCGTTGTGCGCGTTTACAGGGGCTACACGCCCCGATAAGCAGGGCTAAGCATATACACCCAACCCTATACATTCGGCGCAAGAAAAGGCCTATAAAACGCGGCTATAGCTGCAACAACCTTTCCTCGCCAGTTGCGGTACGCGGTCAAGTCTTTTGCGTTCAAAAAGCACACTTCCAGCAGCAAGGCCTGAGGAATTGTATCCCGCAAAATGCCAAGTCGCCCATGCTGGGTGAGGGTATCAGGCTTGGCCCCTCGGTTAGATATACCCATTGCATCCGCTACTTTTGCGGATAACACCCCGGCACGGGCTATGTTTGCCGGGTTGGTGGATGCGGCGTAGAAGACTTCAGTTCCGCTAGCTTTTGCCGCGTTGTAATTAAAGTGTATATCCAGCAGGTAGTCCTTTGCCTTTGCAGTCGCGTTCACCGCTTGGATTGTTTGCAGCAGGCTATGGCTATCGTTATCGGCCATAACGGTACCATTGTGCCGATGGACGTTTGGGTTGGCTAGCACACGCGCTATGTCATCACGCAATACGGCGGTTAGGCTAGCCTCGGTTGTGAGGTCGTAGGCCAGTGCCCCGGGGTCGCGCTGTAGATCGTGCCCGGCAATCAGATACAGGTTGCTCATATTTCTTGGTGTTTTTTAAAATCCCAGTTGATTGTTTGTTTTGTGTTCGTGTCTACATTTACGCGCACGTTTTTACCCTCACGTCCGCCCGCTTGGCGTTTATCTGGCTCTACAATGTTTGTAGCCATTGCCCTGTAAAACGACCGCCAAGCGGCCCGGCCTTTACGATTAAATGCAACGAACCGCTGAAGGCCGGCAATGCGCCTTGATTTTGGCCCTTTGAAGGTATAGCGGTAGAGTTCGGGGTTAGTAGTGCCGATTATGGACGTTTCTTGCCCGGTTGTCTTTTTAATAAAGAAGAATTGCACCCAGCCCTGCTGCATAAGCGCACTAATGCGCCGCGCACTTTCTAACTGTACATATGCTTCGTACATGCTGGCGGGCTTTTCAGCCACCGCTAGCGTTGGATCGTTGCTCAGGTATACAGTGGCGTGAATGACCGGCTCCATTGCTATTCAAAATTACTAAAATCTTACGTATTTTGCAGAATGAACAGCGCGGAACTAGTTAGACAACTAATGGAGATGGCGGGGGTAAATGATAGGGAGTTAGCTAAACGCCTTAAACTGCTTACGCTAAACCCGATCCACGAGATGCTAGACCCCTCTAGGCCTACCGACTTGGCCGATATATCACGGGTAGCAGAGGCCTGCAATCTGGAAGTGCGCCTAGAAGTGGTAAGCAAGGGAGCCCCGGAGCCTGCTAAGCGCGGACGCAAGCCTAAAGAGCAGGGCAATGCCTAGCTTCAGGCCTACCCAGCGCACGGGCCTACGCATTGCGCAGGAGCCCTTGGACTGTGTGCGCTTTGGGCCTGGGGGGGTTCGGGCTATTTGGGTAAGCGAGCGGGATCGTTTTGGCCGCTGGCTCACTCAGGTGAACGCCATTACCCTGCAACGGCAACGGGTGATCGGCCACACCGGCCAACAAAATGTTTGGTTTAGCGATGTGCGGGTAAACCGGAACTTAGCCACTCTGACTGAAACGAGTGAGACCACCCCCAGCACCCGCTACGCGATTACCCTTACGTTCAAAATGCAAGGCTGGAATATTGATAGCCGCAATAAGGCTGAACAGTTTTACCGCTCTAAACAGGCCATATTTATTGTGGCGGACTTTGCCGGTCGCTATTGGCTAGTAGGTGAAGAGGGCGGGTGCAAGGTAACCACGGCTGCGGCTACTGAGGCGAAGGATGGTGAAAGTGGAATAGTGCTAACGGCAACCTGCACACAGCGATACCCCCTTAGGCAGGTAGTAAGTAGCTACATAGAGCAGTACGTAACCACCCCTGTAGGCTGCCTATGCGATTTAGACTTCAGCGAATTTTGCGCCTTAACATATGAGCAGTTTTGCGGCCTAAGCACCACCTGCTATATACCTAGGCCAAGCGCACCGACTGGCTTGGAGGCACAGCAGCGGGTAG